ATCGTCCGGCTGTTCGACAGGTGTGCGCGGGCTGCCGCCGCCACCTTTGCGGCCTGTGATTGGTGTCATTGTGGATTTCCTGCTGAATAACTGAAGGGAAAGTTACTGCTGATCTTCGACGTAAATTCCGGCTGAGATAACGGCCCCGCCGATACGGCGCTTACCGTAACCGATCGGTACCGGGTAGCCCTGGGAAACAGTGTTCGTCGGCGCGCCGAACGCATAGGACGGTTTATTTTCGCCCTGGTCTTTCATTGCGATCCCGTTTGGCTGCGGGGACAGCATCTGGATAATGCCACCCAGAGCCATAGCTGACCCCATGCTGTAAAGAAATGGGGACGCAAAAGCCAGTGGGGTAAAGCTTAATCCAAACCCAACGGCCACCAGCACTGCACCGAAAATAGTCTGGAATAATCCGCCCCGCTTGCTTCCGATAACCACTGGCATAATTTTGATCACATCATCAGTAGCCGGAAATCCCAGATCATCTTCACCGATATTTTTTTTACCTCGGAACAAAGCATAAGTCAGCCCGCGCGATTTACTGCTATTCAGGAACTGTTCAAAGCCCGGAATAGTGCAGCACAATGCACGGACAGCTTCTGATGTAGTGCTTATTAAACGCTGATGCGTTTTGCCAAAAGTTTTACCTAACACACCACCCAGTTCTATTTTCACCATGATTTCTTGTGACATATTTACCCCATAAAAAAACCCGCACTTAAGCGGGTTATTTGTTAATTTAGATTGTTATTTAATTTAACGTAGTTGGCTTTATATCCATATTCCCGTAGGCATCAGTGAAAATTCTGTAAAATTTACTTTCACCCGCTTTCACTGATATATCTCTTTCTTCACGCATTCCACCAAAAGAACACAGCCCCTTACCATCTAAGGCAGCACCAACAATCCGCTCTCCTGGTGGTACATAAAACTCAGCCTTCTCACCGGTATCTAATCTGGCAACAGATTTACCATCAATAAAAACTGTTGTGTAACATGCTCCCCCGGTATTTCCGGAATCTCTCACTATAGTGACTTTCGCGGAATCATTATTCTTTTGCTGTAATCCTGTCACTCTATCCTGAGGGGCAAATTTTGCATTTTGGGGAGATACTTGCGTTGTGGCACAGCCAGAAATAAATAATATCGCCAAGAGCGTAATAACCTTTTTCACAAATTCCCCCTAATATATTTTATATGCTGCAAAAATATCGCGATATAAGGGTAGCTACCAGTGTTCATTTTGTCATGTGTAATTTATGTCTCAGCACCATAACTGTGCGATCACGCCAATAACCGCCATACGGAACCCGCTGACTCAGGTGTCCGTACAAATGATGCAGCAGCATATTATCACCCAGCAGAATACCGGCATGATTGGCGACCGGTGCCTGTACCTGCATCACTATCACATCACCGGGTTGCGGATCATCAACCTGAATAAATCCCGCTTCCCGCCAGTTATCGGCGTAACGGTTTTCGCCCTGCTCCCACCAAGGATAGTCGACCCGGTAATCCGGCAGTTCAATGCCGCGCTCCTGCCTGAACCAACTCATTACCAGCCCCCAGCAGTCCGTAAACCCGAGCACAAAAGGTCGCCCAAGTAATGGCTGCTCACCGCGTGGCTGAACAGTCCGCAGATCCCCCTCCGGCCAGCTGACGATATACCACGGCACACCGAGGGCATCGCACTGTGCGTTATCCAGTTCTGACGGCCGGGTGGTGGCATCCGGATGACTGTGAACAATACCGGTCACCGTACCCCAATCCTCCGCAGCGGCGTAATCCTCCGGCGATAATACGAAGTGCTCTTCCGGTGTGGCCGCAATATTACGACAGGGAAAGTATTTCACCACCCGGGATTTTTGCGCGATCACCCCGCAGCACTCGCGGGGGTATTCACGTTCTGCGTGGGCAAAAATGGCTGCCTGAATGTTTTTACGCATCATTATTTCCTCAGTAATGAGGTTCCCGGAAAGCCGCCAAACGGGATCGGATTGTTTTTGCCGAAGCGGGGGAAGCAACCGGTATTCAGCATGCCGCTGCACTGATCCTGTGCCGGATCATCCACACGATTGCCGTGCTTATCGAAATACCCGTTCTGCCCGGCATAATCACAGCCATCACCGGATTTGTATTTGCCGCGTATACACCAGGTACACATTGCATGCAGTTGCCGTGTCGGGATCAGTACCCCCTGCAGATCCATCGGACTAGCTAATTCAAACTCGATAACCTCGTTAGTTTCCGATGATTTGCTGTCGATATAAAAGACAGAGACTTTTTCCTGTGTCGGATCTGCCGCCGGGTTACCATCCGTAAAGTTTACCGCATCCAGATAGTGCGCCAGGGTATCATGTATCGTGACTTTCGCCTTCAGCATGTCATCATATGCCAGGCACAGCGCGGTGATTGAGCCATCGAGGTTTGCCACCGATAACTTCGGCTGTGCACCGGATCCGGTTGTTGAAGCTTCCAGACCCTCGATCTGCACCGGCCACGCACGGTACTCTTCACCCTGCCACCAGATTGATTTCGCCGGTAACTTTTCCGGATCCCCACCAGCGGCAGTAATTTCTGCCTCTGTATGTGGGATGTTGTATGCATGGAACCGCAAAATATCCGGCGCACCGAACACGGTACCGTCAACCTCAAAAAGCCGGACAGCATTACCCGGTTCCAGCTTCTGGTAATCGTTTGTGATCATGGTTTAAATGCCTGGGTAAAAGTGAGAGAGAGTGAATAGTTGTCACCGCCGAGCGGGGTAAGTTTCGGATCATCACAGCGATATAACCCGGTATTCTCCAGAGGCGGTTTCCACTGAAAAGCACGGATACCGCCGTGCCGGTCAATAAAATCACGGATTGGCAGGATATAACTTTCCGTGCCGGTGAAATTCAGTGACCATTTTTGGCTGCGGGGATTGATGCCATCCCCGCAAACCTGTTCATAACCATCACCAAATTTCGCCTTACGGGCTCTGAAGGATATGTCGCCCTGCGGATTCAGGCGCGGACTCCAGGTGAATATTTCTATCATCTCCCCCCCTTAGCCAGATTCCAGACAGCCCCGCCGGGACGGGTGTCCCTGTCCATCAGTGCACGGTACCGCTGGTCGACATACTGCCCTATCTCTCTGCCGAACCGCTCAAGACCACCGGATGCCTGAACCTGCTGATTTCCGTCACTGTCGATTTGGATATTAACCACAGGTGCCGTACTACCGGCACTACTGCCACCATAGGCACGCACACCAAGGTTACCGTCCGGCCCGCGCCTGAGCGGCATAATCGCCTCAGATCCGGCTTCGCCCATCAGTCCTATATTGGGTGCGCCGCCCTTGGCGAACGGAAACACGGTCGGAGAGCTGACAATGCTGTTACTGTATGCACTCAGTCCCGGGGAGGTATACACGCCGCCGGTTGCATTGGGTGCTATCCCCATCGCATCACCCAGCCATGTTCCGCTCAGGCCGCTTTTCAGGCCATTAAAAATGGTCATCTGGACGATCATTTTTGTGATATCGGTGAGAATGGATTTTGTAAAGTCAGTAAAATTAGCCCGTCCGGTGGTCAAAAAGTCAGTGAACATAGACGATGTGCTGTTAAGCGCATTAGCTGACGCATTACGCATCATTGCAAACGCATTGCCGCTGCTGTCACTGAAATCTTTCCAGCCCTGTTTTAAGCCTCCCTGCCAGTCTGCATCTGACGCAGCTTTGTCTTTAGCCGCCTGCCGGACAATGTCTGTCTGCTTTTGTTGCTCGGCATTCAGAACGGCAGTCTGATCTTTGTATAACTGAGAGGTTTTATCGGTGATTTCTTTATCCAGCTGATACCGGCGCTGACGGAAGTCATCCGCAATCCGCTGCTCTTCAAGCATCAGGTTATAATCCGCTGTCGGCATAATGACTTGCAGACGCTGATTATCCGCCTCCTGCTGCATGGACCGGGTACGCTGAGTTATTTCAAAGTTCTGATCATCAAACTTTTTACGCAGCCCTTTCAGTGCGATTTCCCGTTCAAGCCCGGCGTTGAGCTGTAACTGGGTACGGATGGACCCGGCATTTTCCATCACACTCTTCTGAGCGGCATTCAGTTTTTTACCTGCCAGGCTGACCAGCTCCTGCTCAAATGCAATCAGCTTACTTTCAGATGCGGTCAGCTTTTCATTTTCAGCAAGCTGTGCCCTGAGTGTGGCGGTTTGTTCCATCAGCTGCTGCGCACGGCGCTGCCCCTCCGGAATACCGCTGCCGCCGCGTCCCTTCTTATCCAGCGAACTGTAAAGGCTGTCGATCCCCTTCATTGTCTGCTCAAACTGCTTTGCATCCATCTGACCGGATTTCAGCTGCTCACGGGCGGCATTCTGCAGTTTCAGTTTTTCCGCATGCTTATCAGCACCCGCTTTATACGCCGAGTTTAACTGCAACTGCGCATCTAACTGCTCACGCGTGTTTTTTATCTGCTCCTTTTGCTGCTGCTCCTGCTGCATCCCTTTTATTGTTGCACCAATCTGCCATACCAGTTTTTCCTGGATCATGGCATTCATAGCAGAGGTCTGCACCTGTGCTGCGGCGTAAGAGGATTCAGACATGAAACTGGTCAGTGAACGATAGCGATCTTCAATATCCTTAACGCCTTTCTCATGAATGGCATTGACCCTGGTCTGTTCTTCATTCAGTGTCTTTGTGGCATTCAGGGCGCTTTTTCTGGCCAGCTCTTTTGCCCCTTCAACATCCCCCTGACGTTCAAGCAGCGCAATCCGGTTTATAGTGGCCTCGTCAAAAACCAGACCTTCATTGATAAGCTGGCGCAGGCTCTGCAACGGCTGCTCGTTAATAGATGATAACTTAGTGATCAGGAGATCGGCGCTGCCGCCGGATTTTTCCAGCTGCACGCCGAATTCAGACACTTCACGCAGCATAGAGCCTGAAAAACCGGCAGTCGCTGCCGCCGTCACTGTTTTGTATGCTTCTGCTGTTCCGCCGAGCTGATTGGCCAGTGTGCGCAGCTGGTATACCGAATTATTCAGCCCCGCCCCGCCTTTCTGAATAGCGGCATTAAACGCCTTTTGCCGTTCTTCCGCTTCTTTGTATTGTGAATACAGATAAGTGGCAGCACTGGCGGCGGCCATCAAACCAATGCCGAGTGTTCCGCCCAGCATAGCCCAGGTGTTTTTCAGCAGGCCGCCTGCCTGTGCTGATGCCCGCTGTGCAAATGTCAGCTCTTTACTTGCACCGGCCAACTGCGTGGTCGCCGCTGTCAGCTTTTGCTTACCCAGTGCCTCGTCAGCTTCCGCAGCGGCCAGCGCTGCCGAGCCGGATCTGAGACGATCCCTGGCTTTTTCTGCCAGGGCGTTTGCATTCGCTATCTTTCTGTCATTGATCGCCCGCTCTTTGCTGTATTGCTTGTCTATTGCATCGGCGGACATACCGTTTGCGAGGTTAACTTCCCGCATTTTTTCCATATGGGCATTCTGCACCATTGCCAGTTCACGCTGATACCTGGCAGACTCGCGCATTTTATGGCCCATTTTCATCTGCTGCATTGCTGCTTCTTTGGCGCTGTTAGCCTGTTTAATGTGACTTTCAGCGACTTTTACTGCGTCATTTGCAGCAGCAATATCCATCTGCCGCTTCTCGCCCATAGACATTTTAAGGCGATCAACGTCATTGGCGGCCCGTTCCAGTGCCGGAATAAAGGCACTGAGAATAGATGAGCCGGCGACATTCGCGCCGGATGAAATATTGGTCAGCGATGTCCGTAAGTGTGCGAACCCGCCTTTAGCTCCGGTGTTACTCATTCGCGCAATACTGTTACCTGCCCGCTGAGCCTCAGTTGAAACCTGAGAAATCTGTTCGGCCGTTTTAGCCGACTCCCTGCCGATATTTTGTGTGAATTTTTTTGAGCTGGCGGATGCACTGTTATAGGCATCCTCCACATCAGACTTAAAACTGGCTGCGTTGAGGTGTAACGCAACCGCTAAACTTGCAACGTCAGCCATTTAAGATCCTCATTACATCATTGCACTGCGTGCTGATATCCGGTGATACCGTTGGTACCACTGTGTTTTCCCCGGCCTCACCCGCAGCCTCCTCTTCCAGCATAAAAAAAGCCCGCCAGTGATTGAGCAGATCGGCGGGCATGTCAGCCAGTTTCCGGGGGTCAGGTTCCCCCCACCGGTCTGCCAACTGAAATAACAGATAGAGGCGGGGTGAGTCCGTCAGTTTTTTTTCGCGTCCTCAATGGTACCGTAGCAATATTTTTGCAGGGTATTCATCGCATCCACAAAAACAGGATTACTGTGTGCATCAATAAGCTCTTCTGCCGTCGGCAAATTTTCCGCACTGATCGGGGTTCCGTTCTCATCACAGATAGCTGACAAAATCAGACCGGCCCCCGCAAGGGTGACCCCGGAATAATCACCGGCATCAAATGCGGCCTTGCGCTCTTTTTCGTAGCGGTCAAGCTCCCCGACAGTGAGACGCCGCAGATAAACTTCTGTACCGAAGAGTGTGTGTTTTTCCGTGTGTGAATCCGGTTTTAACAGGGCTGATTTAAGATTCATTATTCTCCGTCTCCTGTTGGTGGTGTGACAGTGGTGGTTCCCCAGGTGATGTTGTTCTGCTTACCTTTCACGGTAATCTGGATCACCTCACTGGCTGGGGCGCTGATGTCGTTCATTTCCCAGCCTGACAACGCGAGGATCATTGTCGCTGTACGCCCGTTCGGCAGTGCAAAATAAAACTGCACGGTCTTACGCTGCTCGGCAGCATTAAGAAACGCGGCGAAATCAGCATTGCCGGGATCATCAATAAACCCGAGTGATTTTTCAGGCCCTTCCGGCAGATCGGAAATCGACTGTTTGTTGGTATCTTTCAGGGTGGTGCAGTCAATAAAACCACCGGTAAGCCCGGTAGCCCCCAGCGCTTTACAGTTAATCAGCGCTTTCATTTTGTCGACGGTATCACCGGCCTCACCGAATTTTACGATGGTACCGGCGGGCAACATGGCGTATTCCGGGGAGGATTTTTCTCCGGCCATAATAGTTCTCCAGGTTAACGGTTTTCATTAATACCGGCGCGTATGGCGGCGGCAAGGGTGTTTAAAATATCTTTACGGTGATAATCCAGCGCCGGGCGTATAAACGGACGCGGGATTTGTTTTGATGTCCCGAATTCCTGAGCCTGCGCTTTCATGTGGTGCGCTTTTGACGGGCCGACGCGGACGGTCATAAGGGTGATGTATTTTTTATCCTTCATCCGGTCAGTGGTTCTGACTTTGATGCTGTCCCGCATGTGGTCATCGTCGTGACTGCTGTCATAACCGGCGTGCTGTTTCATATCCTCAGCAACAACGCTCATCGCCTCACGGCCTGCATCGCGCAGTATTTTGGATGTCAGCTTTTCCCCGAGATTCATCAGCTCCGCTTCCAGCCCGTCAAGGCCGGAAACCTTAACCGTTGTTCTCATGATGCATCCTCCGGATAAGTGATAATAAAATCCCGCATTACCGACCAACGGACAGTGTTATTTGTCAGCTCTTCTTTCCCCTGCTGCAATCCGCCGCGCTGTACCGTCTGCACCGGGTGATTTCCGATGTAACCATGCACGATCGGTTCCCAGGCATCACGGATTGCTTTATCCAGCAGCAGGGCTTTTTCGTAGTCATTCAGTACGTGAATGCCTATCTGAAAACGCGCCACGATAAGATGAGTGGTGACCATACCGGCGGAATAACGCGGGTCGCTGATGCGCTGAAAGGTGATACCTTCCTGTGCATCTTTCGGTAATAACAGGGGGAAAACGGGCATTGCGGTGATAGCGGAAAGAGACGACTTAAGGTCACTTTCGATCATGTCGTATGTCTGCCTCCGTGGTAATAATCAGTTTCGCCGGATCGTTACGGTCACAGGCACGGACGGTAAAAAACCGGCTTTGGTATTCAATCACCCAGTCGATTTGCACATCCGCGCGTGGCCGCGCAGTAAACTGCATGGTTTCGATGACCTGATCCTGCTCTGCTGTCCGGATTTTACGGTTGGATATCGCCTCGGCTTTGGCCCACACCGTGATGACTTTCGTCAGTTCGGTACGGGAATCACCAAGATCACCGGTCACTACCTCCGGCCGGTACAGGGTGATGCGTTTGTTGAGTTCACCGGTTTTCATCAGTCACCTACAGATTAATATGCCGGTATGGCTCCAGGATGGCCTTAAACCCGTTCGGCATGGCTGACGGGTCCCGGTTTTCGTAAAAATGGGTAACAGCCAGCATCAGGGCCAGCTCAATATCAGCGAAAACAATCAGGCCATCGGGGTCGCTTTCCGGAATGTTACTGTCATACAAATTGCGGTTGATGTAATTTTCAGCACGCTTTTTTGCCGCCTGAAGATAGGTCAGGAGTAATTCATCTTCCTGATCATTATCCTCATCGATACGGCACTGCATTCTCAGTTTTTCGAGTGTCGGTAACGGCATGTTTCCCCCATACCTGCGGCCACGCCGGACCGCAGGCACAAAAAAACCGCAGTTAAGCGGCGTATCGGGTTAAGACCGGATTACTTTGTCGCAGCTTTGGCCACCAGCGCCTTAATCGCGGAGGTGTCTTCCAGGCAGCAGTCAAAGCGGTGAAACGCGAGGAATGCAGTCTGGTCATATTCTGCATAACGCTCCACCAGACGCTTCAGTGTCATATAGGTGACACGGCGGACAATGAAGCGATCGAAGTCACCACAGAAGATAAACTTCTTGCCGGTTTCCATGCTGTCGATAGCCTGATCCACAGCATACTGCATACCCAGAATGGTCGAAGGTGCCACGCCGGTGATTTCAGGCAGCCACAGCGGACGCTTGTTACCGTCTTCCATTTCTGTCATCAGTTTCAGGGTGCTGTCATTAAAAGCCAGTCGGAATTTCGGGTTGTTACGGTAAGCCGGGTCAATGGCGTGTTTCAGGGCATTAATATCTTTCCAGGTGAATACGGCAGAGGCATCGACCGTGCCGGTAACGGATGCATCCAGCCCCTTCGGCTGCACCGGAGTGCCTGCGCCGGTACCTTTCACCAGATATTTCGCCTCACCGCGTCCGATACGCTGCGCAATCCGTGCTGCGAGGTAGGATTCAATATCAATCCCGCTGTCCTGCAGCAACTCATTGGATACACGGATAATTTTGGAAGACAATTTTTTGGCACCGAGAATGGCGGTCCCGAATTCCACATCCTGTTCGCTGGCTGCGGTGTTTTCACCCAGCAGTTCACCCTCTTCCGCTGTGCCGTCTGATGTTGACCAGGTAATATCCTGCCCGTTTGAAGTTGTCAGAATCTGCGAAATGCCTGCAATGCCGCCATAGGCTTTCATCTGATCAACGACTTTATTCAGCATCTGAGTGGGTACAGTGTAGCCCCCTTTTTCATCCGGGGAGGTCCCCTGCGCACGCAGCTCTTTAACCGCCTGGCGTTCTTCAGCTGTCAGTTCACCGAAACCATGACGGAGAAAACGGTCAAATGCCGCCTGACGGCGCTCTGCGGCTTCGCTTTCCGGATTACCCGGCTGCTTTCCGCGCTGCTCCGGCTCTTTGTCATCCACGAAGGTCTGATCTGCCGAGCGCAGTTCCTCTTCGCGGGTGATCTGCTCATTCAGGCGGTCAAACTCAGTTTTGGCCTGATTCCACTCGCCGCGCTGCTCTTCGGTCATGACACCGTCACCGACTTTTTCATGGATAGCGCGCATTTCGGTGGCGATAGTATTACGTTTTTGTTTTAATTCATGAAGTTTCATAGAGTTACCTTATGCATTCATTAATGTAAGAAGACGCTCACGCGCCAGTTTTTCATTGATAGCTTTGGCTAAACCGCCGCTGTCGCGTGCTTCTTTCCACGCTTCCATTGACCGCACGGTTGAATTCGCGGCCTGATAAGCCGGATAAGTCACCGGACTGACATCATACAGACGGGATATTTTGTGAATTTCCCGGACAACCATGCCGTCATCATCCTGGTACCAGTCATCACCATTCACCGCCACACTGAACGCGAATGAACTCTGATTGACATCCCCGCGTAACATCGGGGCAATAACCAGATCCCGGATAGTCTGCGTGTCGGGCGCAGTGATGTCGTAAACAAGCCCCTGCTCTGTGACACTCAGGGATAACGTCCCGGAAGAGGACCGGCCGAGGATATAATTGCGGTCATGGTTAAACAGCCCGCGCACATCATCATTCAGCACATCGTCGAATGCGCCGGGTTTGATAATTTCACGGAATCCCCACATCGGCTCTGACAGGGAATTAAACACCGAGGCCAGACCGATAATGTGGGTCGGCTTGTCCTCTTCTCCCGGCGCGGCCCGTACCTCTCCGACATAGCTGCGGGTTTCTCTTTCATTACTGCTCATCTTTTTCACCACCTTTTGATTTACTGCCGACAGGTTGTGCGGCGTTAACGCTGACCAGCATTTCATCCAGCCCGCTAACCGGGTTCATATCCTCAAATGCCCGCGCCTCATTCCGGCTCATCCAGCCGTCAGTAATGGCGTAATGATAAAATTCAGCACGCTCTTTCGGGGTTCCGCGTAACAGCCCGGCCAGATTAAACCGGGCATAAAATCCGGCGCGGCGCTCCTGCCGGGTGAACAACCGCCTGTTAAGCTCCTGCTCCCAGTTCACCACCCACGGCATAACTGTGTGCCGGACAAACTGAATAGATTGTTCGGAAATGTTGGAGAATGTCGCCTTTTCCAGGTCATTGATCATGTGTGCCGGCACATTAAAAATTCCGGCAATCATGGAGCGGTTGAGTTTCAGCATGTCAATCAGCTGGGCATCCACCGGGGAAACGGTCAGGGCTTTGTAATCCAGGTCAGCAGGCAACAGCATGGTTTTGTTTTCCTGACTGCGCAGTGCCGCAGACGCTTTCTGCCACATGTCTTTCAGTCTGAGCCACCCGTCTTTCTGTAACTCCCCTTTCACTGAGACGATACCGGCCGGGCGGGCATTACCGCCGAAGAATGAACTGGTGTATTTCTGACCGGACATACCTATACCGATGGTTTCCGCATGCTGCACTATCGGGCTGATCCCCATCCGCTGGTTGTTACCAAGCGCCCGGATATGGATCATGTCATCCGGGCTGACAGCGAAATTACCCTGTTCGTTATAAACCCCGTAGGTGTACCGGCCGCCGGTGTTGAGCAACGCGGTTTCCCACGGCATACAGGCTTCCAGGTTGGTCACCTCACCACGGCTGTTACGGATCACCTGTGTATATCCGTTCCCCCAGCCGAGAATGTGGCGTTCTTTGGTTTCCCGCCATTTATAGCTGGTCTGCCATTCGTTCGGCTCATCGTGAACAAGGTGAAACACGGGATGATCGCGGGCAGTCTCAACCTTATCGCCTGTTTTGCGCATCACATGCAGCGGCATCTGTGCGATAGAGGAAGAAAGAACATAAATACAGGCATATACAGCGGCCAGTTTCATTGATGTTTCCGGGCTGACATAGACATCCGCTTTGAACAGACCGTCTGTATCAACAGAATCTGCACTGATGGGTACCGCCGGATTCTCAATACTGGTCGGTGTATCGCGGAATAATGCATCAAGAAGCACGTTTCCCCCTCATGGCCACAGCCAGTGAATAGATAACCATTGCTGACCCGCCAATCACCAGGGAATCCGGCAGGCCGTATTTCAGGTAACAGCCTGCCAGCACCGCACCGAAACCTGTCAGGGCAGTGAGATCAAGAAGTATATTTTTCATAGGAATAGAATTTCTTCGTCAGGATCCAGAGAGGAAAGGAAGTCACCGGGACCGTTCAGCATCGCTCTGCCTATGGCCATAATCAGCGCTGTTGCACCGTCAATTTTGTTTTCGTTCTGCTCTTTGGTTGGGCGGACAACATCATCATTGCCCGGCAGATATCTGCCGACCACGTTACCGATACACCATGTCATGATCGGATTGCCGTCATGGTGGAACCGTCCGGCCGCTACAGCAGCTTCCAGCTCCTTCATCGGGTCGGACATGTTGGTGTAGTTTTGTACTATAGTGATCGGATTCATCCCCTCGTCAGCCAGCTCATGGGAGATGTTTGTTGCGCCGTGAGGGTCGATTGCTGTCTCATCAACCGGATTTATCAGGTTTCCGGCCTTCGCATCTTCCAGAATGACGCGGTAATCAATCTCCGCTCCTGCTGTAAGTTTAAGATGCTTCGTTTCCACCCATTTCATAAAACGCTCTGCTGTACGTCTGTTTTCAACATCAACGCTGAATACGGCGTCATACGGAACATAAAAATCAGGTGAAATACAGTAGTAATGGCGTTTGCCGTCAATAACCCGGTGAAAAAGCCTTACCCGTGAATTCATGTCGAGTTTTCTGGCTAAATCCAGAGCCTGAACACAGGATTGCCCCTCGAACATTTCCAGGGTGAGTGTCTTATCCTCACATTCCCGCCAGGACACCATGTTGAAATAGGCCGCCCGGGCGGAAACCCAGATATTCAGGTGCTTTGTTTTAAATATACCCGCCAGACGGGCATTGTTTTTGGCTCTGTTCTGCTGGCTGATCAGGAAGTCACTGTAGACAGAAACCCCCATATTCGGATTTGCTTTGCGCAATGTTGCCGGATCTGTCCAGTCATCACCATCATCAACGGTATAAATAATGCCGAAAAGCTCAGGATTCGGCACCGTGCCGTTGAGCATTTCAATCACTTCACGCCGCTTGTCGTAACACGGGCCTTCAATGTTATATCCGGCGGTGGTGATAGCCCACATCAGCGGCTGCCGCCTGGCCCCCATACCGGTAATCATGGTCGTGTACAGGGCATCCGTGTCGTGCTCATGGTATTCATCAACGATAGCGCAGTGCGGGGACTGACCATCACCGGGGGATCCGATAAGCGGCTCAAACCGCGCCCCGTCTTCCGGCCGGTTCATGTTTTTCGCATTGACCTCGATACCGAATGCCTCCGTCAGCAGCGGGGTACGCTTACACATCAGTTTTGCAGGACGGAACACTTCCCATGCCTGCTTTTCCGTGGTTGCACCGGAGTAGATTTCAGCACCAAACTCGTTATCACAGGTAAAACAATACAGAGCAACACCGGCTGAAATAGCTGATTTACCATTCTTACGGGGGATCTCCGTATAAACTTCACGGAACCGCCGCAGCCTGCTGCCCTTGTGAACCCAGCCAAATGCACTGCAGACAATAAATAGCTGCCACGGCTCCAGTGTTATCGGCATGCGCTTAAATGCCCATTCACCTTTGGTGTGCGGCAGCAGCTGGATAAATTTTGCGGCCTGTTCCGCCAGGTCTTTATCAAACCGGTACCGGAATTTACGGCTTTTTTCTTCACTCAGATCATCCAGATGACGCTGGCAGGCATCTTTCACGTACTGACAGGCCACAATCTTGCCGCGAACCACGTCGCGGGCATACTGACTGGCCGCGTTTACGTTCGGGTAAGATTTGCGACTCATGATGTGATTAACCTCATAAACGGATTATCCTGTTTTTTCTGTCCCGCCAACCCGATCAGACGCTGACGGCTTCCCGGATCCAGACCGAGCATTGCACCGGTGCGATCCATTTCGCTTTCCTGCTCTTTTTTTGCGGTTAAATCGGGGTTCTTTATCGGTCCGCCGGTTGCACCTTTCAGCCGGGTACCGTCTCTGGCTATTGCGATAACCAGCTCCCGCCAGAAATGATAAGCAACACACCAGCGCTCAAGAACAGCCAAATCAGTCAGGCAGATAATTCCCTGCCCGCACAACTCTTTGACGGTCATTTCCCACATTGTGACAGCGAGGTGCAAATCGTTTTCCGCAAACCAGTCCGGCGGGTCGACACCGGTCAGCGGGGTAAAAACGGGCTCATCTTTATTCAGTGCCCGTTTGCCGGGATTGCCAGCCAGTTCTTTTCTGGCTGTCGGCTTCGGGCGGCGACCAGATTTGCCCGGAGTGCCAGCCATAAAATCCCTCCTTACGGATACATAAATACTGCTTACAGATCAGCCGGTTTTAATTTCATTTTTCGCGGGTATAAAAATCTGACTAAGGCGGCGGTCCTCAGGCGGTGGGGCGACAGAGATTTGACCTCCCCCTCCCCTGTGCATTGTTGCGGTTCAGCCGCGATTGCGCTCTGTCGCCGTCTTGCGGTAATGACATGGCCAGCACAGGCTTTGCAGATTGCTTTCCGCATCGGTTCCCCCATGTGCTTTGGGAGTGATGTGGTCGACTGTCTTCGCCTCGGTTACCCGTCCTTCACGCAGGCACTGCTGGCACAAATGCTTATCCCGGCTCAGAACCACCAGCCGCAGCCTGTCCCATTTGGTGCCGTAGCCACGTTCGTGTCGACTCTTGCCCTGCTGATGGTTCTCCCACCCTGTATTGCGGTGTTCTTCGCAGTATCCGCTGCGGTCTGTGGTTGTCTTTGCGCAGCCTCGCTTGCGACAGGCGCGTGGTATACGTGGTGGCATAGATTTCCCCAATAAAAAACCCGCCGGAGCGGGTTATGTATTTGTTACGGTCTTTGCCAGGTAGCTCTGTGTTTTTTGCATTCCCGCATTACGGTGCTGATACTTCTCCCCGGCGGAGATTCCATTGCTACAGTCTGCTGGAATGATCCTCTCTTTGGCGGGTCAAGGTACTCAAATGTTAGCTCTCCGACTTTAGCCCACAGATAACAGTCTATTCCGCCAACTACTGACTTAATTTCCGCTGATACGATCGCTATTGTTACATCGCCACCGTGCTCCCCCATGATTTCATATTTCAAAAAATCATTGTCGTCATTGTCTATGTATATAGTTTTAAGCACATTATGCAGAATCATACAATTTCTCACCATTGTGGCATGTACCCCGATACTACATGATGGCGGCAGACTTTCATAAGTCTCTATTAACACCACCCGTAAACGACCGTTTGCAGAGTTTGATAAAATGGTTCGTTGCTCATATCTGAGCATAGGACATAAAAAATACCACTGGGCAGTCTATTGGAGTGTTACTGCATAGTTATGTGGTTGGTCAGCAGGATAAATCATTCGCATCCCTGATTTGCCGAAAGCCTGAATACAGCGAGCCTCGAAATCCTTATAGTCAAGCGTTGTTGATTAGTACGCGAGGTTGCCTGCATATTGAACATCGCAGTTAGAATAAACATTCTTCAATTGCATTACATCCCTGTTTTACAATGATTTTTTGATTTTTTAATCACATTGAAATTACGGAGGTACTGAGGGTATACTCAGTACGAAAATAACAATAACTATTTCCTGAATCTTCCATATGCGCCCCTTTATTCTGGGGCTTTTTTTTGCCTCTCCGCTTCAATCTCCCGTATTGCCCTCTTATCGTGATTGCAGTTGGCAATGTATTTCATGGCATCAGCCAGCAGCTCAACTGCACCGCCGAACGTCAGATCATCCGGTATCACTACCTGCTCACAATCAGTGGTCAGTTGCGGCGGAAGCGGCACCACCGGCGCGGGCATTAATTCCGGCCGCGTATCTGCGCAACTCACTGACAGCATCAGCGGGAACAGGAGCAGCAGCGCATTCACTGTCTTTGAAAACAGTTTTGATAACAGTCTTAACTTTGACATGCTCTGTGTCCTCTTCCTGTTTGGCTTTGATGTTGTCGAGTGCTGCGCGGTGTCTGATGGCTATAGCTGAAAGCGTGGTGGTGTTTATCATCTGCTGTGCTGACAGCTGTCCGGACAACATTGTGTTATTCACCTTCAGCTGCTGGTTATCCCGGTAGGTGTCATATATCCACCAGGCGGCAGCAATAAACAGCGCAGCAATTACCGCTTCTTTCCAGTTCATGGCGCTTCACACTCATAATGGATCACGCCGTCCAGCGGGTTACCCGGCAGCGGCTTACAGTGATTTGTCAGCGAATACAGATAAAGTCCGGCGACGGATATCAGGGCGATAAAAGCAGAGACAGCCAGGACGATCAGTATCTCTTTCATAGGATGAGCACCCCGACAAAAAGGAACCATCCCCACCCGTCATGCCCATTTGCAGCAATAAATCCGGCCGATGCGAACAATGTCGCCGCTGCTAAATATTTCATCGCGGTTCTCCGTGACATACAATTTCCTCAATCTCACGACGTGTCATTAAACCTTTCCACGGCTTGCCACCTGCGAAAACCCAGCGTTTCATTTCGCCACAGGCTCCGGCTCTGTCACCGGCATTCAGTTTTCTGAGCAGGGTTGACCGGGAGAAAGCACCGATGCCGGTGTTGTACACAAATGAGTAGATAGCACCACGGGTATGAACGGGAATGTCAGTGCGGATACGCCGATCAACACCTTTGGCGACAATAGCTAGGTCTTTTTCCAGCAGGGCTTTGCATTCAGCCTCTGTGTAAATCTTATCCCGCTGAATATCGCTGCCTGTATGCCCGTAACAAACCGTCCATACTCCGGCGACATCCTGATAAGGCTTGAACTTCATACCCTCAAATGCAGGTATCAGCACCAGTGCAACGGCTATTGCCCCACCACTCGCGGACGCTATCGCTTTTTTAGCCAGTCCGTTATTCATCCTGTGGCTCCTCTTTGCAACGGCGCTTGTACTCGCGGTGCCTGAAATACAGGTTGGTCAGGAAGGTCAGGAATGCGAACAGTAAGCTGCCCAGCACGCCGATTGCCGCCCACTGTTCCGGAGAGAAACCGTCCAGCAGCTGCTTCATCCAGTACAAGGCCCCGGCACCGGACGTGCCGTATGAAATGCCGGTAGTTATTTTGTCCATACGCATACGCACCCCCTGTGGAGTGTCCTGTTTGAATGTGAATAAAGGGAAATGCCGCAACTGGGTTATATGATTTAAACGGGTTAAAGTGTGGTGGCTGCGGCACTATTCGGATAATCCCACCAGCGGCGGGAAAGCAATAAAAAGAGCACTGTGGCCGAATACGGATTAGGTAATGAGCCTGTCGTATTCCAATGCTCTTATTGTTGCGGGCAATAAAAAAGGCCGCCGGAGCGACCTGTGATTCAGTTAAACGTAGTTACTGCATATCCGGGATATGTTATCAGTTCAGCCCAATGGAATTAACCGGAGTGATGGCTGATTAACTTCGGGTGGAAATGAAATATATGTCTTACCTACCAATTGATTTAGTAAATACCAGTAGAAAAATTGATGCATTACAGTCTGCGATATCAATTGCTCTGACCAGCTTAGCAATGCTGACTCCGATAGTTAAGAGTGAAGTAATTAACAACCTGGAAAATTTTGCTAAAAACAGCAAAGATCCTACCGTTAAAAAAGCATTCTCAGAGTTAGCAGATAAGATTAAGTCATCAAATATGACAATAAAATAACTTAAAATTATTATCACTAAATACCGTAATTCCAATTAATATGGTTTAAATTCCACAGCTCGTCGCCTGTCATATAATCATATTTCAGTGAGCTGTTTTTCCAGATCTGCAACACGCTGTTCCGGCGTTTTATCAGTATCACATTCTTTCCGGCGACGGAAACGTTCAGGATTGCCGGAAATGAACCAACATCGCCGCAGCTACCTGTGATTTTCCCGTCCTGTTATAGCTCGCCCACCCGCCATTAGAGAACATCCCATAACCATCCTGACGGATAGATATGCGCATAAATTTATCTTTCATGTTGATCATCTCTATACTTTTTTGCAGATATCAGAAAGCCGCACACAGCTCTTGTGTTAATTGATAACGAGGTGATTGATACTGTGGCGGCGTATATGAAAAAAGGCCGCACATGGCGACCTTTGAGAAAACTCTTATTTTAAACCTGCGGAATAATTAACCATATATACTATTTACTGACGTAACCGACAAATAACTTCGTCTCGTCGTGCAATATTTGATATATATGATACTGATACTTTTTTGCCGGCCTGTATGGCCGGCTTTTTATATCAATAAGTTAAGTTTCACGGAAAAAGAATTTATTTTTCGAAATAAACACTATAGTTTTCCTGTTCACCAATCCCATCAAAAAAACAGAGCAGACTATACTAAAAACAATAGTAGTCATGAGAATTTTCACTACAAAGTAGTAACAATATTAAAACATTATGATTTTCACCATAACCTTTACACCGTAAATCATGTGGGTTAAATACTTCGGAGAGAAAACATGTTTGAATATTACAAAATAAACTATAATTGGGGATACAAACAATGGAAACTTAGTGACGATGTACTTTTGGAAGCTATAGTCACCTCAGACATAACAATAGCAGAAAAAAAACTTATTCAGTGGCTAAATCACCTGGAAAAAGGAACCACCTCTGTCGATAAACAAAATATCACATGTTGGTACTACGGAGGTGTATGGCTTTATTATGCTAAAAATGAAAACGCTATTTTCATATACATGCACTCAAGTGGTGAAGATGCTTTTGACTCGCTGGCTTACTGTGCCAATAAAATTGCAAAAATTCTTTATCAAAATCACACGGCTACTGAGATTAAATGGATTGAGCACCCACACCGTCGTAAATACCTTAAAGAAACAACAAAATTTTACAAATGATCGGTTGATTTTCTAATAATGATTATCACTATCAATTAGATATTACTTACATTCACTCCCAGCACTTACTGCCGACATAATTCCAAGAGTGTCGGTTTTTTTATTAAGAATACTGCTTACTATTTATTAAAACACCATTGTTTTCCCGCTTATTCAACTCAGTAAACGCCAGTTCTTTCATCCAGTCAGCAAGTAATGCTCTTGTTTTTACGGAATCCAGCATCGCCCGCTCCTTTTTGGTCAGACGAATCACAACCACTTCTGTTTTCATATCAGACATAATAGTTACCTCTGCTTACCAAGGTGATCATTCTGCCACAACATGGATACAGAACAGTCTGACTTACATGTATTTACAGGTAATAAAAAACCCCGCACATGCGAGGTTTATATACAATTATGACAGCATATCAAATTACCATCAAATATGGCTCAAATTATTCACTTTTGCAAGTTTTAGCTGTATTTTTACGCCATATTTCCGCCCTGTTGTTTCTCATTTTTCGTAATGCCCTACAGTCCAAGGTTTTACAAATCAATCGCAGTTCCTGCCAGTGCTTTTCATAGTGCATATTCCAGTTATTCCGCTCGACACCCACCAGCTCGGCCAGTTCAGACTGATAGTAATACCCGTCTTTATTCTGGGTATAGTCCTGCACTGCCAGCCATACCAACGCCCTGAGTCGTTCTTTTACTTTCTTCGATACCCGGCGTCCTTTAATCCGTTCCTGCATTTCGCTCCATACATAGGCGGTGATAGCCGTCTGGTGTGAGAACTTCAATTCTTTACCATAGCAATACAGCAGCCAGGACTGCTCAGCCTCATCCAGTTCCATAATTGCCCGCCGCCAGGAACAGTTCTGATAGTCCACCTGGTCAATAGGTGGCATCGGTAACACGGAATAGTGTGTTGACCAGCAGGATACCGCCTCGGTTTCCCGGCTTACCTTTCTGCCGTTCACAGTAATATCTCGGGGCTTTTTACGTGGGTAGCGCGTTGTGTTTCCCAATACAAATCCCTCAAATGCTTCAAGCTGGCCTTTGGTTCTGCTGCTGTGGTCGGTCATTGCTATAGTCGCCATATTCCGCAGATACTGCAAATCGTGCTCAATCATCGTTTATCTCTCCGCGCTCCGTACAGTGCATTAACCAAAAACGCCGATCCCGTATGACCGGTTCATAAACTTAAATAACAACTCCAGCTGGCTGCCGTGCTTTGCTTCCCATGCTGCCGGATCCCGGTGTAATTCGTCGTGGTGAATACGGCACAATGGGATGGTAAAAATGTCGTGTGTCTTTGTGCCGGTACCGCCGGTGCCGTGACCGATGATGTGATGTGGGTCGTCCGCCTGCTGGCCGCACACACAACACGGCTGGCTTTTGACCCACTGCAGATATTTCTGACACTCCCAGCGCTTTAACTTCGGGATCCGCATAAAACTTGCTGGTGGCTCCGGCTCTATCTCCGGAATAACCACCGGCTTTATCTGCTCAACAATGCCCTGAACAATCTGGCTGTGTGAGCGCGCCCGGTGAACAATGGAATGCTCCGTCATGGTGCCGGTTATCTCTTCTTCCGGTGGCTGCATCAGGATGTATGAACTGATAAAGGGCGGAAGATGATCACTGATACGGCGCATTACAGACCAGGTGAACAAATCAGATGGATTAAGAAGATGACCGGCCGGCAACCGCAGATCGGTAAAAATACTTCTCGCCACAAATACCCGTTGGTTGCATAACAGAATTTCGTCCGCCTGCTGCTGGTGGACATTACCCGCCCGCAAGATGTTGTCATGGTGCCAGCATGTCCGGATGAATCCGTCCTTGCGCCGGGTCATGGTCAGTTCGTGGTGGTGATAAGGGTTTTTCGGATCGTTAATCTGGCAGTGACCCACCGATTTAACGTAATGCCGGAATCCCTGTAAACCGCCGGCAGCTTTCACCACGGCGGGATTGTCCAGGAAACGTAATATCCGCTCATCTGCCAACAGCGGCTGTGCATCTGCCGGTACCAGTCCGGACGGAATACCATTCATTGAGTGCGGTGCCACGCTCACAACATAACGGGCGCCATTCCGGAAATTGCCGATCTCCGCGCCCGCATTAAACATCAGCATCCGTGCATCTTTCTGGACAAAGCCGGTTAACAGGTAATTCATCAGATAACGCCCTTCCCCTGATATGCTTTCACCGCTTCACGCAGTCGCTGATACCGGCTGTGGAATGTGAACGCATCCGCAATGTGCAGCCAGCCCCGGCGTTGAATACGCTTTTCAAAAAAGCGATCATCTGACCATGCGCGGTTCAGGTCGCGCAGTACCCACCACCGGATGTACCGATGCAGAACCGCCAGCACCGGCACCACACTCACGCCGTAAATTTCTTTGCTTTCTGAACGCATGATCATGCTGCCTCCCGTTCTTTTGCGGCCTGTTCTGTGGCCTGTTTCCAGTACCCACGGAATGCTGCGCGTCCAGCAATTTCATTCATCCGGCCAATATGTGATTTATGCTTGGAAACCAGTTCCTGCACGCGGTTTTCTGGCTTCCAGTTGGAGGATGAGAACATTTTTCTGAAGACTTCATCGCACTCGGTGGTGTCGATGTGCTTTGAGTTCGCAGCGCGTTTAAATCCTTCAGCCTGTCTCAGCCAGTAATTAAACCCAGCGTTCCAGTCAGCGTATTGGGTGCCCTTGCTGGCGTGGTAGTCCCTGAATTTGCCAAACTCATCCTGAACATCCAGTCCAGCAGTTTTTGCCCGTTCAGTGTGTTCTGGTGACGGTGCGAAGTTTTCCGGCATCACGATTTTGCTTTTGGCTTTTCCGCGAACAGGATTAATATTTTTATTATCTGGATCTATGACTGGATCATGACTGATTCTGGGTGCAGCTCCTGCACCACTATCGGAACCAGTTGCACCACCTGGTGAATCTGCTGCACCAGTCCCGGAACCATTTGCACCACTCACCCCCGCAGGATTTGCACCATATGGTGCAGCAGATTCACCACTCACAACGGCTGCATTCAGGCGCAGATGATAGATATTTGACTGGTTCAGACCGTTGGCCGATTTACGGGATTCGATACGAACCAGCCCCATTTCTACCAAGGCATTAATGTGGTTCTGCACTGAACGCTCTGACATTTCGCACTGCTCTGCGATGTACGGCACAGACGGCCACGACTCGCCCTGGTCGTTGGCGTTATCCGCCAGCTTTACCAGTACCAGTTTGCGCAGCGCATTGCCGGTTTTTATCTGCAAAGCCCGCGCAGTTAAAATCATGCTCATGGTTTCACCTCATCCACGCGTGTATACCGCTCCTGAAAGGTTTTCAGAGGTTCAAAGCACGGATGCTCATAGCCGTCACGCATGAAAATCACCCGGCTGTTCTGCCGGTCAAACCGGACAACGTGGACTTTCCGCCCACGGCTGTCGGTGTAATACCGATCCAGATTGTCAGCTGTTCCTTTCATGCCGAGGCTCCTGCTGTCTTACCCAGACGGTTAAAATCACCTACCGCCCACTTCACAAACTGGTAGTTTGTTTCTGAGAAACCTTCCGGTACTCTTACCGTATAAACAAATGCGGCAGGGTCTTTACCACCCTTAACAGGAGCAACGCGGAGTTGCGCAAAGCCTGCCAAATGAGTTAATCTGCTCATGCGTTTATCTCTTCACACAATTGATATGGCGCGACCGAGGCCACCGGCCGTATACCGGTGGTCTCACTTTTCATCCGGAACCCCGAATACAGCGTCAAGACTCCCGACAAATCCCAAAAAGTAAGAAAATACTTTCCCTGATTTTTTATAAATCCCCCTGACCTCATCACGGGTTAACTTCCCGTCTTCCAGGCTTTTCTTAATATGTAATTCCAGCTCTGCCTGTGCCGCCGCAAGGGTCATGCGGATATCAAACAGCTCAACCTGATCAATGTTGTCAGGGTCTATGTCCTGCATCGGCGTAATACCGTGCCGATCCATGTGATATTCTACCAGGTGACGGGTTTTGGTCAGATCTTCCATTGCTTCCAGCTCGTCATTGTCGAAAAACCGGCAGCCGTTCTTCTCGTACAGGTTGTTGTTGAATGTCGTCAGTGACATCCCCAGCGCACCGGCCAGCGCTTCCCGTCCACCCGGCATGGCACAGCACATCTTTTTTACTACTTCTTTCAGTGATTCGTTTTTCATTGCCTACTCGCTTTCAGGTTGGGTTGTAGTTACCAAAGTCAGATAGTTTTGGTACCCTGCTTGTAAAGGATTGGATCGAACTTCAGCTTTCCGTCAGTACGGCAGGCTGCTTCAAATGCTCTGCTTTTAGGGATCAAACCTCCCGGTCGTTTCTTCCATTGGTAAAATGCTTCAGGGGTTATCCCAAAAAAATCAGCTACCTTGTTTGCATCTCCGAAATAGCTTTCAACTTCGCTGGTGGTCATAAGCACGCCCTCAAATCTAAGATAAATTAGATATTAAAATATAATTTATCTTTTATCAACAAAAACTAAGATAACTTAGCTTTTAACTAACTCTGGGATTCACATGGATACTGTAGGAAGCAGGATTAAGCGGCTTCGAAGCCTGACAAAGACGACTCAAAATGACCTGGGAAAGTATTGCGGTGTGTCTGGTGTTGCTGTTGGGTATTGGGAGAAAGATCTAAACCTACCAAATGGTGACGCCCTGATTAAATTAGCTCAGTTTTTTAACACCTCTGAGGCCTATATTTTACATGGTATTTCCTCAAAACAAGCTGATAGCGTTGTTACTACAATGCAGCGATTGCCGGTAATTTCCTATGTACAGGCAGGTAAATTCACAGAAAGTATCCCTTCTGAAATATATGATGAAGCTACCGAATATTTAGAGACTTCCATTAAAGTGTCTCCGAATAGTTTTGCGCTTATAGTTCAGGGTGATTCCATGACAAACCCAACTGGAACGCCCTCCATTCCGGAAGGAGTTATGGTTATTGTCGATCCGTCTGCAGAAGCCACCCACGGCAAAATAGTTGTTGCCAGACTAAACGGGACTAATGACGTTACCATTAAAAAATTGGTTATAGATGGCCCCAATAGATTTTTGTCCCCACTGAATCCTCGTTATCCGAATATTGCAATTAACGGCAACTGCGAAATTGTTGGCGTTGTCAAAGGCGTACAGTACGAACTCTAATCCTTTCAGCATGCAAATCTAATAATTCTTAGATTTGTGTTGACATAAAAACTAAGTTATCTTAGATTTAAACCTAATGAAACTTAGGAGCCCCCGACAATGCAAACAGAACCAATTATCACCACTAACAACATGTCAGTAGACGATGTTGCTGCGTGGATCACTGAAAAAGCTCAGGCGATTCAGAAACTGCAATCACTACGTGCAGAACGTGACAGAGAGATCCGCGACCACGAACGCACCATCAGTCGACTCGATGAAGATATCATCAAGTGGGAAGACCGCTGTGCTTTAACAGTACAACCGCAGTAACGGCTGCGTATCTGAATAGCTGTGTGAAGAGTAAACGACCCCATAACAATAACCATGCAATACCATTAGCGGCCGTGCATACCACGGTACATTCCACCAGCCGGCCGCCATTTTTTACAAACATAAGTCCACCGGCATAAATCGTCCTGCCGGATAGATACCTTGCCTGACCGCTGGTGGACTTATTTTTGTGAATAATAAAAAAGAAATAACCATCATTCCAACACTAGGGAATTAATTACTTATAAAAAGTAACGGCTTTTTATTATCTAAATTGTGTGGAGAGAAAACTATGTCAAGAATGGTAGATCTTGAAGCGTGGGCAGAACATGAGTTTGGTGATGAGGCTCCGAGCAGGCGAACATTATATAAATATGCGAAATCTCACATGATGGTACCACCAGCTTTAAAAGTCGGTAAAAAATGGATGGTAGATCGTGACGCACGTTATGTCGGAATTATTTCGAAACCTCAATTACCGGGCAATTCTGGCGATATGTTAAGAAGGATTTTGTCTGATGGCTGCGAGACCACGCTCTCATAATATCATTGTCCCTAATTTGTACTGCAAACTTGATAAGCGAAACAACAAGACATACTGGCAGTACAAACATCCGTTGACAGGTAAATTTTACAGCCTGGGTACCGATGAGAAAGAAGCAAAGGAAGTCGCTATTCAGGCAAATATGATAATTGCTGAACAACAAACAAAACAAATACTGAGTATTAATGATCGTCTGTCAGGAATTAAAAACGCCAGACACGGGATCAGTGTCAGTGTATGGCTTGATAAATACCTCGAAATTCAGAATGAAAGAGTACGTGAAGGTGAACTAAAACCTAACTCACTGAAGCAGAAAAATAAACCGGTAAATTTATTCCGGGAATACTGCGGAATGCTGAAACTTAAAGATATTACCGCACTGGAAATAGCAGAAATCACAGATCAGGTTAAAGCAGCCGGTCATAACCGAATGGCTCAGGTTGTCAGAATGGTTCTGATCGACGTATTCAAAGAAGCCCAGCATGCCGGTCACGTACCTCCGGGATATAACCCGGCGCAGGCAACCAAACAGCCACGAAACAGAATAAAGCGCGAACGGCTTTCACTGGAAGAATGGCAGGCGATATTCAGCCAGGCGGAGGATTACCCCCACTATCTGAGATGCGGAATGCTGTTGGCTGTCGTAACAGGACAGCGTCTGGGAGATATTTCTGATATGAAGTTTTCGGATGTATGGGATGACATGCTCCATATCGAGCAGGAAAAAACCGGCGTAAAATTGGCTATCCCTCTCTCACTAAGATGCCAGGCGATAGGTATGTCATTACGCGAAGTTATTACTTTCTGCCGTGATCGTGTTGTCAGTAAATACTTAGTTCATTATCAGCACACCACATCACAGGCTCAAAAAGGAGAAAAAGTAACAGCCAATACCCTGACTACAACTTTCCGGAAAGCCAGGGATAAATGCGGAATAAAATGGGATGAAGGAGCAGCACCGACATTTCATGAAATGCGGTCATTATCGGAGCGTTTATACCGGCAACAGGGAATTAACACCAAAAATCTTCTGGGCCATAAAAATCAGCAGCAAACCGATAGATATCATGACGATCGTGGCAAAGATTGGATAAAGGTGTTGATATAATATTATATTGGCCCATAGTTAAACTCGCATATCTGTCTTCCAAACTGCATGTCAGCTTTGTGTCAAAAGTGGACATCACTATTTGTGTAAATATCCCGCTGAACCTGCAGTATTTGGGACATAAACATCACAAAAATGGAGATCATACTCTGGGTTAATAACATATGGGAACCTTCAAATTCCCATATGTTATTAATAGAATTCGAGCGATTATCAATGAAAGTCGTAAAAAGGTTAACTAACCTTCCTTTTTTTACTTTTCTTAACAACTAAAATGATGCAGCCAATCACTTCAACAATCAGATTGAGAGGCAGTGCTACGGCAAACAGCTTTGCTGCTATAAAAATTTAGCATGAGAAGGAATTAGCTAATGCTTGAGATGACTTATTAAAGACAAATCACAAATTTTAATATATGACAGAAAAATTGTGTGTCTAAATAGAACACAAGAAATTCCAGATCAGCCTCTAAATTTTCAAAGCAACCTGATAATCTTGGGCATTGTTGCCCTTTCTTTACAACCAATAGCATGCCCACGATTACAGCCTCCCTCCCCGAGGTGATTCCTCAAAGTAATGAACCAATCCCTCTGCCGATGCTTCTACTCAAACAGGATATATATTTAACTATTGCAATCATTTAAAACAATGCTAATGTTGATTGGTGAATTGGGTGATCATTGTATGCTGTTAGCATGATTTTTTGATGTAACCCTCACTGTGCATATAAAGGTTATTGAGATTTCACCTTATATACAGTAATGTGTCTCGAGTATACCATCATATATTAATAGTGGGTGTAAATGGAAATTTTCAATGACCGTGAAAAATTTGACATCAAAGACTCAATACTTACGTTTGAATCCTTAATTACGGACGCATCACCAGAAATATCCTCAATACTCAAAGGAAAAAACGTTATTATTTTACCATCTCATGGGTATGAAGACGTTTATTACACAGGCACATTAGATACACTAGATTATCTTAATGAAAATAACATTAATGCCGAAGTGTATGCTACCGATGACGAATATAAAGAGTTGGGGTTGCATGCGGCAGATATATGGCTTGGTACCTTTATTATTAAAAATGTTGTAATACCTATATTTTGTAGTGTGATGTCAGCATATATTTATGATAAAATAAAAGCAAAGAAAAATGATAAAATTTCGTTAACATTTATCGCTGAAAAGAAAGATGGAAAGACTGTTTCAATTGAATATAATGGAAAAATAGAAAACTTCAATGAAGTTCTAAATGCTGTCAAAGGATTTACTAATGAAAATTGAATTAACAACCTTAGGAGATACTGTAAATCCAGAAATTATTAAAGCAATTGATTCCATAAAAAAAGAAAAATCAAAAGCTATCAAATATGGCGATGAAAAAAAAGCCAATGAGTACTGGAGAGTACTTAAAGCATTTGATCTAAATGTGCTTTATATTCGAGCATTTAATAATATAAAAAATAAGAAATATAGAGATGCATGGAATGAACTCGAACAATGTGAAATAAATTATGAATTCCTTAGTGAAAATTCAACTGAAAATTTTTTAATTAATACAAGATCTAAGTTCATAATAGACAAGGTTCTTAAATGGCAGTCACTTTATCCGTATTGCCTGTTTATTAGTCCCGGTTTTAAAGTTGGTTACTATACCTGCAGTATCTGTGATCACAGAGTTAGACCAAGATCAAGGTGCGGACATAAAAAAGGTAAAATCTATAACGGTGAACTATGTCTTCATATAGCTCATGACATGGAATTCCTTGAGTTTTCAATTGTATCAACACCAGCTCAAAAGTATTCAGTAATGCATGATGATGCAACCCTTGATTTTACACTGATACAATATATATCAAATATTTTAGAAAATGCATTCGAGGAGTGGGATTTGAATAGAACAACTATGAGGTTTCCAAAAGAACGTTTTGCAAATGTGAGAAACGAGGATGATTGCCCTTGCAAAAGTGGCAGAGAGTTCCATAGTTGCTGTAGTGATAAAAAAGAAATTGAAATTCCACATATTGATTTCATACTTTCAAAAGCTATCCCTCCTGATAAAAAAGAAATTAGTTTTCCGTATTAG